TCAGCTAAACGTCTGGGAAATCAATCATTCAACATTGAGAGGTCAAAATGAGTAAAGTAATGGTAGTTCTTTCTGGTGGGCAAGACAGTACGACTTGCTTGTTTTGGGCAATCAATAACTTTAATGAAGTCCATGCAATCAGTTTTGACTATGGCCAAAAACATAGCGTAGAGCTAAAAAGCGCCAAAAGAGTAGCAAAACTAGCCAAAGTCGATTCACATCAAATCGTAAATGTAAAAGGGTTACTGAAAAGCCGTAGCCCTTTGGTAGACCTTAACGCCACGTTAGAGACCTACAAAAACTACAAAGAGATGGACAAAATTATTGGCGACCGTATTGAACTTACATTCGTTCCCATGCGTAACGCATTGTTTTTAAACATTGCAGCCAATTACGCTCTTGCCTTAGACACATACGACTTGGTAACTGGCGTTTGCCAAATGGATAACGCAAACTATCCAGATTGCCGAGACGAATTTATTAAAACGCAAGAAAAAACAATTAACCTTGCGCTTGGCATCGAAAACTTTAAAATCCACACCCCGCTGATGGACTTATCAAAGTCTGAAACCGTGGAGTTGGCACAAGAATTGCCCGGGTGTATGAGGGCTATGGCTTATTCGCATACTTGCTACGCAGGTGAAGTGCCCCCATGTGGTAAATGCCATTCCTGTGTGCTGAGAGCGCACGGTTTCAAACAAGCGGGTGTTAAAGACCCATTGGTCGAAAGGTTCAAAGAATGAAAACTTCCGAAATTATCCGCCAACGTTTAAAAAGCCGTGGCATTCCATTCCATGCCAACGACAACATTGGTGATTGGATTATGGATGGTGAGCTGATGGCGCTACAAAAAGAGGTTGAAGCTGACTTAGAGCGAATGCTTCAGTCTTTGGTCATTGATACTGAAAACGACCATAACACGCAAGAAACAGCGAAGCGTGTGGCAAAGATGTATTTGAAAGAGGTTTTCAAAGGCCGTTACGAACGTATGCCTACGATAACCGATTTCCCCAATGCCAAAAATTTAGACCAGATTTACACCATAGGTCCAATTACTGTTCGTAGTGCTTGTAGCCACCATCTAGTCCCAATTATGGGTAAGGCTTGGATTGGTGTCTTGCCTAGCGATAGGGTCATTGGTATAAGTAAGTTCGTTCGTTTAGTTGAATGGATTATGGCTCGTCCACAAATTCAAGAGGAAAGCACCGTGCAAGTTGCTGACCTTGTTGAAAGCCTTATCGAACCCCGCGGTCTGGCGGTCATTGTTGAAGCCCAACATGAATGTATGACTTGGCGTGGTGTGCGAGAAACAGAAACCAAGATGACTACCAGCATCATGAGAGGCGTCTTTTTAAATGATGCGTCAGCTAAAAATGAATTTTTAAGGCTGATTGGCAAATGACCTACTACTCAAGCAAAACATTTGGGCATGACGTTGGACTAAGTTGCGCTTTCCGTCAATGGAGAGCGGATTCCCATTGTCACTTTGTGCATGGATATGCCATTTCAGTTCGCTTGGACTTTGAAGCCACTGAGCTTGACCATCGTAATTGGGTCATAGACTTTGGTGGCCTCAAAGACTTTAAAGAGATATTGAAAAAAACGTTCGACCATAAAACTGTGGTAGCTAAAGATGACCCTTTCCTTCATTGGTTTTTGCATGGTCGTACACTGGGCGTTATCGACTTAGTAGTTGTAGAGCGGGTTGGATGCGAAGCGTTTGCCGAATTGGTATACGAAATGGCTAAACAATGGCTAGAAGACCAAGGACACGCCGATAGGGTCAAAATGGTAAACGTGACCATTGCAGAGCATGGAGCCAACAGCGCTTCTTATGGAGTATAAAAATGTATAAAGTAAACGAAATTTTCGCCACCATTCAAGGGGAAGCTAAATTTACCGGCACTCCCTCGGTCTTTGTCCGTATGCAGTTTTGTGATGTTGGTTGCTCATGGTGCGACACTAAACACACATGGGACTTAGAAGGTAACGAAATTTTGGTTACTGACATGCTTGATAAAGAAATTGATTCAAGCGATTACACAGAGTTATCAGCCAAAGACCTCACAGAGCTTCTATGCGCCTACAAGATTGACCACATTGTCATTACCGGCGGCGAACCATGCGCCTATGACCTCAATCCACTTACAGATGCCCTAATCGCAGCAGGTAAGTCTGTTCAAATAGAAACCAGCGGCACATATCCAATCATGTGTCATGAAGACGTATGGGTGACGGTAAGCCCAAAGATAGGAATGAACCGCAAAGTCTTGCCAAGCAGCTTGCATAGAGCAAATGAGATCAAACACCCAGTAGGTAAACAAAAAGACATTCAAAACTTGCGTGATTTAGAGCTAAAAGACAAAGTAATCTGGCTCCAACCCCTATCCGCAAGCAAAAAAGCCACCAATCTGTGTATAGAAACAGCCATCGAAAATAACTGGAATGTTTCGATACAGACCCATAAATTCGTTGGAATCCGGTAATTTTTACCGCCTTTTAACGAGAGAATAAGAAAATGGCTGGACGACCACCCTATGTGCCCGATGAAAAGACCCGCTTCAGAGTAGGAATAGAAGCGGCCTGTGGATTACCGCATGAACAAATTGCAGAGCGGGTAATCAACCCTCAGACCAAAGCGCCCATAACTGCTAAGACCCTCCGCAAAGCCTTTGCCCAAGAGTTAGCGCAAGGAACAGCAACCGCAAACGCTATGGTGGCTCAAAACTTATTTAAGTTTGCTACCGGCAAAGGACCCCAAGCCGTCAATGCAGCTAAGTTTTGGCTCCAAACCAAGGGCGGCTGGAAAATAGCCAAAGACGAGATAGAAAATGGCGAACTGGTTGTGCGTGTGCATAACATGCTCGAATAATGGCAGACATTCTTATACCGAAGTTGCACTCTGGGCAGCAAGAAATATGGGATAACCGCTCGCAGTTCAACATCGTGTGCTGTGGGCGGCGGTTCGGTAAAACCAAACTAATGGTGGCAATAAGCGCCAGCGCCAGCACTAAAGGGTTAAAAACAGGACTTTTTACGCCCGAACACAAACAGTTGGCTGAACCTTACTCAGAACTGGAAGAAATCCTCAATCCAATCATTAAGCGTAGTAGCAAGACCGCAGGGGAAATACGTTTAAAGACCAGAGGTTTATTAGACTTTTGGGCGGTAAACGATAACGAACTTGCTGGTCGTGGTCGTGAATATCACGTGGGAAGCATGGATGAAGCGGCTTTCGGCAAAGATAAACAGCTCTTGGAAATCTGGCGGCGTTCAATTAAGCCCACATTGCTGACCACCAGAGGGTCTTTTTGGCTATTTAGCACACCTAACGGCATTAACCAAGACAATTTTTTCTACCAAGCGTGGCATGACCCAGAACTTGGATTCAAGCAGTTTCATGCCCCAACAGCTAACAACCCATACGTCCCGCTGGATGAATTAGAAAAAGAACGGCTTACCGCTCACCCGCTTGTTTGGAAGCAAGAATTTTTAGCTGAGTTCGTAAGTTGGGATTCCGCTACGTTCTTTAAACTGGATTATTTCCTTGACAATGGATTGCCGGTTGGCTACCCAACAAAGTGCGATGCGGTGTTTGCGGTATTGGATTGCGCCGCCAAATCAGGAACAAACAATGATGCAACAGGCGTTGTTTACTTTGCTGTAAGCCTTTTTCATGGTTTTGCACTGACCATTCTCGATTACGAAATGCACAGTATCGATGCGGCAATGCTTGAATTCTTAGCCCCTGTGGTCTTAGAAAAGTGCGAATCTTTAGCCAAAGAGTGCAACGCCCGTAATGGCAGTATGGGTGCGATGGTAGAAGACGCTGCTGGCGGCATTGTTCTCCTTCAGCAAGCTCGGGCAAAGGGATGGGATATGAGGGCTATTCCATCCGCTCTTATGGCTAAAGGCAAGGATGAAAGAGCGATGATTGCAGGTGGTCCCGCTTACCAAGGCCTGTGCAAATTAAGCAGACACGCATTTGACAAGACAGTAGAATGGAAAGGTCGCACCCAAAATCACTTGATTCATCAATTAACCACGTTCAGAATCGGGGATAAGGAAGCGTACCGCAGGGCTGACGATTTGTTAGATTGCGTAACTTATGGAATCGCCTTAACCCTTTCCGATCAACGTGCTTTATAAGACAATCACGCCATGAGCTACATATCAATCAACGCCACAGGTCTTACCAACCCTTTGCAAGAAATTTTGATGGCTGATAATGTCCAAGCCGGTGACAGTATCAGCTACGAACTTTGCAAGCTGCTATGGGAATATCACCCTCTGGCAGGAAAGATCATTGAAAAGCCTATTCGCTTGGCTCTTTCCAAAGAACGCACAATTACCATTGACAGCGCAATTGAGGAAGAAGTCGTCAAAGCGTTCAAGTCAGAATGGAATAATTTAGGCGTAACCAACCACATTCGTGATGTAATGTTTTTGTCTCGGGTGTATGGGGCGGCAAGTATCGTTTACGGTGCACCTGACATTCCAACTGACCAGCCCATTGACCCTTGGGTGCTAGCAGAACTGCCTAACCTCTATTTTAATCAATTAGACCCGCTTAACTTGGCTGGCTCTATTGTCACCAATCAAAACCCTAATTCGCCTGACTTTCAAAAACCTTTGCCGTTTCCAACTGCGGCAGGTCAGCCTTACCACCCAAGTAGGGCTTGCACCATTTTCTGCGGCACGCCAATTTATCTGAGCTTTCAAAGTTCATCATTTAGCTTTTCTGGTCGTAGCTTATTCCTCCGTGCCCTTTATCCGCTTAAGTCATTTATCCAAACAATGACTGTGGATGACTTGGTAAGTCTTAAAGCCGGGGTAGTAATTGCCAAAATTCAACAGCCCGGAAGCGTGTTGACAAATCTGATGAGCAAAGCAGCTGGTATCAAACGCCAACTGTTACAGGAAGCCCAAACAGGCAACGTCTTGTCAATTCAGCTGGATGAAGAAATTTCATCAATTGATCTGAATAACACCGACAAAGCAATGACGGTAGCTCGGGATAACATCATTGCCAACATTGCTGCCGCAACAGATGTCCCTGCTTTGATGCTTAAAGATGAAGCATTTACCAAAGGATTCGGTGAAGGCACAGAAGACACCAAGGCTGTGGTGCAATACATTGATGGTTTGCGTCAAGACATGGATCCGCTTTTCCGATATTTTGACAAAATTGTCATGCACCGAGCATGGAATAAGTCGTTTTACGAAGGCATGGTTGCCAAGTATCCCGAAGCATTTGAAGGCAAAAATTACAATGCTTTCTTCTACGAATTGACAGAGAGTTTTCAAGCCGATTGGCCTAGCTTAATGGAAGAACCAGCCAGCGAGCGGGTTAAAACAGACGAAGTTAAGCTAAGAGGCATTACTGAAATTCTCCGCACATTCTTGCCGGTCATTGACCCCGAAAACAGGGCTCGTATGCTCAAATGGGCAGAAGATAATTTGAACCAAATGCCAGACACATTCCAAAGCGAATTGATGTTGGATATGGAAGCCATTGCAGAATTTGAGCCTCCAGTGCCATTGGAACAACCTCAAGAGCCGAAACCTCGTGGCTAAAAAGCGTTCATTCTTTGAGGTGTTAACCGAAGCGGTAAACTTCTTTGCCGAAAACGGCTATACCTCTCAAAAAGCGTTGGACTATTGGGTCAACGAAATACGCATTGCTGCTTTGTTAAGCCTTCGGACGCCTGAGCAAACTGAAAAAGATATTCGTAAAGCGTTTGGTGGTGTCTTTACCCTCTTGGTGACCAAAAAAGGCGTTCTATCTAAACAGCCAAGTGTTAGCGCCTATACGCTG